AACTCCATCTGAATCGCCTCGAATAGCATAAAGATCTTGCCATTGACTGTTCGCGGAGCTTGCACTCGCGCTGTCAATCAGACCATTGCAGAGCAGAGTTCCTGAATTTAGCCCTGCAATGAAATTTTTGCTGGTATCGGAAAGCGTTGTTGTTTCAATAACATCAACATTGCTGGATGAATCCACGCTGGTGAGATCACCCGACCATTCTCTGTCGCCGATTGTTATTCGGCTGGTATGTGTTGCGACAAATGCCATGCTTATTCCTTCGTTTTAGCGCCAACAGCTTCAATAGCTTCGTTGGCTGTTAGACCTTTAATTTGTGCAGGCGTTAAATCACTAACGGTTTCCCCTGCTTTAAGTTTTTTGATTGCTTTTTGGTTCTTGTCAACTATCTCTGAGTCAACAAGGATTTTATATTTCGTCATGGCTGTGCCACTACCTCCACTCGTACTGTTGCGACTGCATAAGTTACCCCTGCGAAATCCATGCTCGTCAATGACGAGCTGACATTCCGAACTGCGGCATAACTGGCAACTCCTCCAAGCGTGGGATCGCCTTCAACTGCTTGTTTGATTGAAGTGGACCCGGAGGGTTGCAAATAGGAATCAATTTGTTCTTGAAATGATCTGTCTACTTGCCGACCCAGTATGACAAGAATCTCAAATTCGTAATTCGTTCCATCTCCCATAACCAAGTCATAATCAGCTGTATATGAAGCCACTATTAGAGCTGGGGTCATAGGATTGTCCGGCTCATACGGATAGCAATGGGTGCCTGATATCGTCTTTAATCTTGTATTCAAACCACTTCGTAATTGGGTTACTGTCGCCATTTCAGAATCTCTCTCCTACGCGAAGCCAAGGTTGGCTTCTCAGACGGCGCTGAAGGCTTCCTGTTCGTTTCACCAGCTGGTGATCCGGTGTTTGATCCTTCACAGCTACACAAGCTCTTACAATCGCAATACATTAGGCGACTAATATCGTTGGTCGGCGAAAAGCATCTAATAAGAGGCGCACATCAACATCAAGACCTTTTCTGAGGCTCATCAAGCCTGCATCTTGTCCTTCAACGATTCCAAAAGGCGCGTTTCTTCTGACAAACAATCGAGCTGTCTGAATCAGACACGCTTGGTTAACTGCATCGGGAACAGCTGACCATCCGAAAGTTGCTGACACCTTCACACCTGCATCAGATACAGGGAAAACGTCATTGATAGCGAATAGTTGCCAATAAGGTGGCGTTCCGCTTTCTTTGTTGTTGTTTACTGGTCTTAATCTGTAACGGTGGGAGGACCCGGTGGTTGCCCAAGTGTCGCTGTAAGTCCCATCATCATTGGGGTCTGAGTAAACGCTCGTAACAGACTGAATTGGGTCAGTATAAACATGAACACCGTCAAGAGAAGTGAAATACCTCGTCTGAGCGCCTGCATCATAGAAAAACTGTCCGGTGTATTTGTCGATTTCTCTCGAAACGGCATCAACGACCTTTTCAATCGGGGTATCTTCACCTGTGTCCGTTGCTACAAGTCCTAGTTGATCGCGAGCTTCTGCAAGAGTGCAGTAGCCATTCGTTATTGCCATTTACTTTTTCGCTGGAGCTTTCTTAGGTGTTGCAACTTTTTCAGCAAACCCATTCGCGATGAGACTTTCAGCTTCCTGTTTCGGCACGTCTAGCGTTTCACCTGGAATCGGCCAATCCTCGCCGTTCCTTGTACCGCTTAATTTGATTAACATTTTCACTTTTGGCATTTTTTTCCTTCCAATTTTCAAAAATTTTTATGTATGAGGAGGGAAAGGAACATGAAAAACCCTTCCCTCCTCACAATTTGTATTGCCTTTAGCTTGAGCCTCCGACAAAGTGCTTAACTGCACCTGACTGATCGACAAGATCGCCGTCAGTTCTCACCATCGACCTGAAAGTAATCAGATCGGCGTTGAATGCGAAGTCGTCACTTCTGTCGAAACGGAAATCTCCGTGACGGATGTAATACCGTGACAAGTCACCGAAAATTACTGACTTCGCTGAAGTAGCTGTTGCCACCACATCAGGATTGCTCCATATTGGGTAGCCAAGCAACTGATCCGAAGTACGAGCAGTCATTCCAGGTTGGAATAAGAAACCACCAGCGCTATCTGCGGCTGAAACCGCATCGGCACGTAGCTTCCTGACAGCTCCGATGGAAGCATCTCTCATCATCCATCCAGCTGATTGTCCTCGGTAGGCATAATCAACGCTGTAAAACAGATCAATAAGATTTGCGGCTGTAAAGGCACCACTAACACCGTTACCGCCTGTCACTCCAGCTGTTGAAGCTGTGACGATTCCATTGTGCTGTGATGAGTTTGTTCCAACGGTTGCTAGTGAATTGAGTTTGCGACCCAAAGCACGACCTGAGTTATCTGCAAGCAATCCAATGAGGTCAATCGAAGAATCAGCAAGAAGTTCGCTTGTCACCTGAGTGATATAAGCCAACTTGTAGCTGTCTAATGTGATGAACGCTCCGAAAGTCGGATCGCTTTCACCGATTGTTCCTGCTTCACTCACAAGTGCGGCTGTTGAATCAGCTGTCATGCGAGGGATTTGCAAGTTTGCTTGAGAGTTGCTGAACAGAATTGTTGATGTCTCCATCATCGGTCCAACAGCAACCATCGCTTCAATTACTCTGTTGAAGAAGTTGGTTGGTACTGGCGCGCCAGTCGAACCTGTGCTTAAATCACGATGTTCTGAAGCTACAAAATCTCTTTTAGCTGTGAAATCGCGTGTCTCTCCACGAAGGAATGCTCTGAATTGAGCTTCTTCCGTGTCAGCCACTCCGATTTCTTCAGCGTGACGAGCTTCAACTGGGGTGATAAGCGCCTCATATTCTGAGCGTTCTTCCTCAATCTTTTTTGCGCGATCTATCGCGTCTAATTTCGAGCGAATTTCCTCATCCAAAGAATCCATCTCAGCGTTAGTCCGCTGAAATACTTGTTCTTCTTCACCAGTTAATTCTCTCTTTTCCTCTCCAGCCTTGTCGAGAACTTCGGTCATGGCATGATACGCCTTGAGCCTTTTCTCATTAAGACCTTCAAGATAAGAAGTTGACTTTTCAGCCATTGAATTTCTCCTAATGTTGTTGGTTGGTTGACAGCAGACACGGCTCCGCACCTGCTTCTGTCCCTCCTGTTCCGTAAGGCTCCTCACGGACAGACTTGTTTACAGACGAGCTTTCAATTCGAGTTGCATCCGAGCGATTGACGCTGGGTAAGCAACTTCAGGCTCGCCAGTTCGTAGCTCTTTAGCTACTTTGATGAGCTGATCGACTTCTTCAACGCTGAGAGGTTCATTGTTAGCGAATCTCTCCATGATGGAAGTCCAGCTGTTGCGATCTTCTATGCACTCAGGACAAGCAAGTGACCTGACATCAGCGGTTGTCGCTGGATATGCAGGATTACCGACTGTTGAGACTTCGTGAAGGCGTACTTCGGTCAGCTGACGTTCATTACCATCTTCACTCCAGGTGTCGCCACCCGCAGGAACGGAAAAACCGAAACTCATGTGTCCTAGGTCGCCTCGTTTCACCAGTTCTGCGACATCATTTCCCCAAGTGGTGTCAGGAAGGTCAGCTTTGACTTGCAAACCTCGTTCATCTTCTGTCAGAGTCATTGTTTTTGCTCTAGTTGTAGCGAGAATCAGCTCAGGGTTGTGAGCGTGTAACAGCATCACGTTGTTTCTTGATGCCAATGTTTTGGTGAAAGCTCCACGTTTAATTGTTTCTGTGAACGGCAACTGGAGACTCGGAGAGTTCCAAACTGCGGCGTACCCTGAGAAACTTCTCCCATCTTCATCAGCTTCTATTGGAGCTGTTCTGATTTCAACTTTTGTTGGTTCTGATCTTCCCATTTCTTCCTCCGATTCTGACGCATAGAGAGCTGTGACTTGTGCTTCAGCTTCAAACTGTGAGTCATGGCACCCCAGCACTCTCTCAGGTTCGCTGTCTTTTACTACTGCGTAACCTTCACAATCTGAATGTTCAGTCACTACTGACCAAGGCATCTGTTTCTTCCTCCGTGATTTCAGTTCCCTCCTGCATTTCTCGAATGTAAGCATCCAACGGTTCCTCCGGGTCCAACATCGCTAATGGTTGCAATGCGGATGGGGGAATCCCTGTGTGTTCAATATCCAAACCAGCTATCGCTGACGCTTGTTCAGGTTCGTATCCTGCACTTACCAGCTGGGTTGCTATATCCACACGCGATTTCAAAACAGCTAAAGAAGCATTCTCCTGTTCGCCCATATTCAAAGGCATTCTGAACTTGTTGGCAGCATCATTGTCAACTGGTCGCATATCTTCCCAGCGTCTTATTTCATTAACTGAGAGCCAACCGTTATTGAGTCCAGTTGCAAAAGCCTCATATCGACTTTTTTGATCTCCTCGAAGCAAACCTTCCATATTCAACTTCACGAAACTGCTACCAGTTGTCAGTCTTGAAAGGTGACGCTCAATCAGCTGAACATAAGGTCGGATAGTGTGCTTCTCAAAAGCCAACGCCTGCTGTTCAACAGAAGCGTATGACACGGCTCCTGGTTGGTTGTCCTGAACAAGAGCGCTTGGCACACGGTAAATTGCACAGATCTCAGCTCTTTGAAATTGTCTAAGCTCTAAGAGTTGCATTTGGTCAGCTGTAAAACTTAAAGGCGTGAATTTCGCACCGCCTGTCAATACAGCTGGAGCGTGAGCGTTAGCGCGACCAGTATGAGTTGCCTTCCAATGATCCGACAAGGCTTGAACTTGATCTGCTGTCAAGTCACCTGGATATTCGATCAAACCAGTTGAGCTGGTTCCCTGTCCGAAGTAACGGCTTTGAAAATCTTCACCAGCCGCAGTTAATCCAAGAGCTTCACGGCATTGATCTATCGGAGACATGCCACGGAGTGTCCCTGGGAGTTGGACAAGTGGAATATGAAGGCATTCTTCGATTGACAAAGTGTATTCTTTGCCTGATGTTGAAACTTTGTAGATAGGGGTTCGACCTACGCTTTCAATTCTCACTCTTTGAGGATCAAGAACTGTTAAAGCTAAAACTTGCCCTTCTTTATCTCTTGTCACATGAAGGAAAGCGTTGCCGTCAAGCAACAAACTGACCATCGTTTGAGATACAAGAGAGTGCATAGTGAAAGAAGGATCAGCTGGATCGGGGACATCTATCCAAGCCGCTTTTGGTCTGAATGGTCGGCGCTGTCCATCAAGTCGAATCATCTGATCCAATGGAAGCGTGGAAATCGTGTCAGCTAATAGTCGTATACACGCCCAAGCTGTTGTGACTTTCATCGCCCCATCTTCAGACATCGGCATCCCCGAAGTTGTCTGCGGTCCATAAACGTCACGCCCTGTTCCAAAAATAGTTTGGAAAGAGATCGCCCTTTTTTGTTCTTGTGAAGGGCTGAATGCCCTGCGAATAATGCTCATTGAGTTCCTAATCCGATTAGTACGAGAGCTAGTCCTCCACCAATTAACCCGACAGGCAAACTAATGAGAACCAACCCAGCTATGACAAGACCAATTCCTGTCAGCTCTAAAAATGTGTTCACTTCTGTTTCCCTCCTAAAAGACCGTATTTTTCCATGACCTATGACCCATCTACACCGCTGGAAACGCCTCAGAAGGGCTGTATGCGGGAGCTTTTCCCCTTTTTTCGCCGTTTTTGGCTCAAATTCGCCATTTTGACAGTTAAACCCCTGATTTTTAGCGGTTTTCAACTAATGACTGTCAATAAATATGACTAGCCATCGAATCCTGTCTCGTTTTCATCCCTCCAGCCCCGATAATCGACCCATTCCTCCACAGGAACTCCATCAAACCCAGCCATGTTCTCAACATGAGCTTTAGCAACAACAGAAAGATGCAATGCAATTTCTTTGTCTGATTCCAAGTAAATAATTGATTTGTATAACCCACCGAGTAATGCGCGATACATAGCTTCCCAAGGTTTATCAGGATAGGTCATTTCTTGATCCAGTAGTTGTAGATTACGGAGCTGACAACAATTATTGCCGTTATGACAGCTGGAGTTTTCATAGCGTTATCAACCTCGGCGGTTCTTTAGGTGTCCAGTCGGTACCGCCGACCTGCAATCGGTGAATAGCCAGCAACATTGCGATGCAAGCATCAATGTGTCGCTTCGAGCGACCTTTGGAAAGAGTCCAATAATCCGTGTATTCACGGCGAACAGCTGAAGTGACATGATCTTCAAGAGTAGGATCACCGTCATGCACTATGGACCCGGAGACAATCAGATCATAACCACCAGCAACAACTCCACTCATCCTTGAAGGGGATTGCGGAAGCTCTACTGTTGGAATGTTCTCATCCTGAAGCATTAAAGCTGGAACTTCAAAGAAACGAGGATCATAAACAACTTCAAGGAGCTGATATTTCTCATCAAGCGACCTGATGTAGTTGATGACTTCCAAGTGGTCAATGCGACCATCTTTGGGTTCCCACACTTTCGACTTCACATGAAACTTGTCGTCTTTTTGAGTAGCGAGAACCACAGCTGTTGTGTCTCTTTTCAACGCTACGTCAACACCGACAATTATCTGATCGCCTTCTTGTATCTCCGGCGTACCTTCACAAGCTGACCAAGCACCAGGATGGTCGCCCAACCAGTTCTGCTCCTCCATAGTCACCCATTGATTCAGGAAAAACCTGCGAACTTCTGTCTCAGGCATCGAACCGGTTTGGTCGCGGTAAAAATCAGGACTGACTATCGTGCCGTAGGAAGGATTAGCTTTCTCAAAAGAGTCGTCTGTCAGTTCACATCCTTCAGGAGCTTCAGCTATAAACGAATAAAAAGCTGGGTCAGCTTCAGGATTGCTGATTGCTTCTTTCGCTCTTTGGTATTGGTTCCAGCAGATAGAAGTTCTATCAAATCCAGCTGTTGTCAGCTGAACAATTAACGGCTGTTCACGCGCTCCAGTTGATCTAGCCAATGTCCCATGCACCAGCTCACCCCTAGAACCTTCCCAAACATGCAACTCATCGCAAAACAAACCCGAAACGTTCTTTCCATCTAGGTTGGAGCCATGCTTTCGAGCTGAAGCTGAAACCCTGATGATCTTTGAGTCAATCTCTGGAATAACCAGCTCGCCTTCATAAATTTGAACCACCTGCGAAAGAGTCGGTGAGCGTTCCACCATTCTTCTCGCCGCAGAGAACAACAAATCCGCTTGGTCGTCATTTCCAGCCGCAACAACTATCAACGGCGAAGTAGTAACAGCATCACCAGCTCCCATAGCTAACCAAAGAGCCAACGAAGCACACAATTCTGTTTTTCCCTGCTTCTTAGCGAGTGAAATATAAGACCAGCGGTGTTTTCTTTTTCCCTCCGGGTCCAGTTCTAAGAGTTCAACTAACAACCGGACTTGCCACGGCAACAGCTCGAACGGTTTACCAACCCACTTCGACGAAGTGTGAACACAGTTTGCCTGTATCCAGGATGAAGCAAACCAGCCATCTGACCGTTCTTCACGATGTTCTAACTCTTGCAACCACTCATTTCGATTCTCAGAGCTTGTGCGAATCCAGCTCATCGAACAAGCATCTTTGAGAAGCCTGTTTTCGGTTTATGTTCAAAATTGCTTAAGGCTTCAATACACTCTTCGCCAATCGCCCAAATCATCATTTCCAATGGAATCCCATATTGTGTTCCATCCGGTCTGTCGAATAAATCGTGCCAAGGAACAAGACGAGCTTCAGGAACATTCCATAACCGATAAACCCACTTAGCTCCACCGGATACAGGAAGCAAAGCCACGCCATGACCGTTCTCAATGAACTTAGTGACCCAAGGGTCAGGTTTCGAGAACGGAGGATTCATCCACACTCTCCCGAACCAGTCTTTTGACAGACCATCATCTTCGATTGTCCATAAAGTCTTAGCTGGGACATTGCTGAATTCAGGAGGACAAGAGCAAGGGTCAAGGTCGAACTCTAATCCGAGATTATCAAAGAACCATTTTGGTGTGTAACACTCATCAGTTGACGCTTCTTCTGCGCTTGACAGTTCCTCCAACAATTCGTCTAGGTCATCCCCATCGAACCCTGTTCCAATGAGGTCATCAACCTCGGCTTGCGTTTTGAGCAATGCAACCAAGTCAGTCTCGTTGTAAGTAGCGAGATCAGACGAACGATTGTCAGCTAGTAGAATTCGCCGAGCTGTTACGTCATCAACATCAACCCAATGAACAGGGATATGAGTGAAACCCAATTGTTTGCAGGCTTGCAAACGATGATTTCCAACGAGGACCCGATTCGTTTCTGTCTGCACAACAAGCGCGCCATACCAGCCGTTGCGTTCGATGCTCGTTGCTATCGCTCCAATGTCGCCTTGGCGCGGGTTGTCGGGATGTAAGACCAACTCACCGACATCAACCAGCTGAACATTAACCTCAGCTTCTTCCATTAGAACCGCCCCGAAAAAGGCTGGGAATCCAAGTCGGGTGGGCGATAATCAAATCACAGCACCAACCATCAGGCTTCTTCAGCCAAACCTTTGTTCTCATTTTCTGTCCCTCCTATAGTCCACGCCTCAACTGCTACAGGTGTTGCTGTAGCAGATAAGCGTTCATTAATCTGTTGCACCGTCAAACCAGCTTGAGCTGTCGTCAATCCAAGAGTTGCTCGCGCTTTAGGTGTTAACCCCAGCTCGTTCTCCAAGCGAAGAATCGCTGACTCCAACTGCATCGCTGTCGCATAGAACGGATTGGGTCGCATTTGCCCAGTCGATCCCTCAACCTTTGGCTCATTAGAAGCAATCTGAATCGAAGCCTCGAAATGAGCGCGCAACTTAAACAATCTCTCTACCGCTGGTTTATCTTCAGGGCGAGCAATTCCTCCAGCTGGTGACCCCCAATACAAATCCCAATCTTCACGCTGATGAGGGAAAGGGGGTTCACCTGGATCAAAGCTCTCGCCTTCAAGAAGGGTCAAGTTCGACTTAGAACGCCCATTGAGTTTCTCAGCTGGCTTCGCAATCGGTCCACGTTTGCCCACTTGTGTTCACCTTTCCAAACCAGTTCAAACCAGTTCAAACCAGTTCAGTTAAAAAAAACAAAACTTAAAAACAGCGCTAAAACTAATGCAGGAGAAACATTAGG